AACGTGCCTTTTTCGTGGCGGCGCGACATTCGCGAACGTAGGGGCTTGCGGCAAAGTTCGTATTGTGCGAACAGGATCGCATGGAACGAACCCCTGGCACCATGGAATTGGCGGACAAGGCGGGGATCAGCAAATCCTACGCCTCGGAAATCGTCAACGGCAAACGCCCCCCTTCGCGCCCCCTTGCGATCCACATTTTACGTTCGACTGGTTGGAGGCATGACATCCTAACCGGCCTGACCGAAACGCAGATCGCTACGCTGGAAACCGTCGAGTCGTACACCCGCAAGTCACAGACGGTGACACAATGAGCGACGGCACCGATACCGCGCTCGTCCAGCGCATCATCGGCCTCATGGCCGCGACCGGACGCCCCACGCTCGGCAGTGAGCTTGAGCATTGGACTGGCGAACACCTGTTCATCGTGTTGAGTGATATGCTGCGTGATCGTCTGATCCGCACTGTGTGCCCCGAGGCTGTTCCCGGTGACAGCGGCCGTCAATTCTTTGTCCTCACTGACAAAGCACAGACGGTGACACAATGAACAAGTGGCAGGACATCGCCAGCGCGCCGCGTGATGGCACCACGATCCTCGTTGGTGTGTGGGTCCAGGGCTACTTCAAGGGTAGCGAGCCGCGCTGGTCGTGCTGGAGCATTGCCAGTCACGGTTCCGGCAGCCTCGGCTGTGACGGTGAGTGGGGCGACGAGCCTACTCACTGGGCGCACGTTCCTGATGCTCCCGACGCTCCCACTACTCCCTCTACGGAAGGACAGGGAGAATGAGCGGCTGGCAACCGGTCGAAACCGCACCGTGGGGTGAGCTGCTGTTGCTGTTCGAGCCGCACGAGATGGGCGGGTTCATGTTCGTCGGGACGCGAGAGCGCGGCCGGGACACCGAATGGTTCAACAACCTCGACCGCGAGACGCAGCACCCGACCCATTGGCAGCGGCTGCCCGACAATCCCGATGGCAGTCGCGCCTAACCCATCATCACAAGGAGAGGAAGCATGGAGAACGTCTTGTATCTGTCCGCTGCTCTCGGCGCTTTCGCGTGGATCACCACCGATATCGTCCGCGCTCACCATCGCAGCCGCCTCCGCGGCCCGCGCCCCTTCGAGTTCGTCCTGCCAATGGATGGTCCAGGCAAGCTCGGCCAGCACGCGCGCCATGACGGTTTGGAAAGCCTCGGTTTCTCGCAGGGGGTTCATTCGGTCCACAACGGAGGCAATGCATGATGCAGCGCAGCAACGTCCTTCCTGTCGCGCCTACGGTGTCGGAACAGGACTTCCAAACGTCCGTGACGCTCGGCCTCGCCCGCGCTCAGGCTGCTTTCGGCACCGGCAAGGCTCTCGCCTATGTGATGGACCTCTCCACCAAGCAGCTTAGCAATGTCATGGCGGGTGCCTCGACGGACGCTAAGCGGCTGTGGGACGTGCACGCGGTTGAAGGTTCGGCACTGTCGGATGTGGCGGCGCTGTACGGCCTGCGCATCGTCCCTCGCGATGCTGTGTGCACAAGCGACGAAGCGCCGCTCTCGGTTGCCACTTGCGCGCTGCTCAAGAAGGCAATCGACGCAGAGCTGGACGGTATCGAGACGCACCAGGAACTGCTCGACATGGAGCATGAGCTTCGGTCCATGCAGGCGCTGATCGACCGCCGCCTCGCCAAGATCGCAGAGCTTCGCACGCCGCGGGTGGCAGCATGAACCTGCGCCGCGACATCGCCCGCATGATCTACCGCGAAGACCTCGTCACGATTGCGCCCGAGCCGAACGCCGAACAGCGCCGCTTGGAAGCCAAGGAAAAGCTGGCGGCACTCGTCGCTGCCGCTCTCCCGGCTGGTCAACGCTACGCCCGCAACAGGGCCGCACAGACACGCAAGGGGAGGGAGGCATGACGCACCCTTCGCAAGCGTTCCCGATGCCGGCCGACTTCATTGAGCACATGGGTGACTCATTCGAGAGCCTTGCCTGCCGCTACGGTGTAAGCATCAGGACAATCCGCCGCCTGGTGCGCCAGACCGGGTTGGATCGGCAGCCCAAGATTTTCGGCCGGTCGAAAGGTCCCGCGCCCGAGGGTTATGCGGAGATCGCCCGCGAGCGCCATGCTCACGAGCTTGAGGCCAAATACGGCGTATCAGAGCAGGTTCGACGCCGGTGGGATCGCGAGATCGGCTACGAGCGCAAGCGCATTGCTCCAGCACGCGTAGAGCCTCCCAAGAACCCGCGCGGACGGCCGGCATACATGACCGCACCGGTCGACCGCCCCATTGTGGACGTGAGCCGCGCAGGGATGGCTGCGGACTATCTGCGCCGTTTCGGCCCGGTTTACCGCTGCAATGCAATGGGCCGTCCGGTCGACGCACTGATCGACGGCAAACCCAATCGGGACGCCACGCACTGGCGCTGCGGCAACGCGATCGTGACCGGTGATGACCTCATCGAGCGCGCCGAGAGCAAGCGCCGTCGTGAAGCTGAGCGGAGGCTCGCAGCATGACGCCCCGCGCTCACGTAGAGGTCGCAGCACGCGTCCTTCCTGCATTCATGGCCGTACAGCGCCACAACGCTCTGTGGACCGCTCACCGCGTCTCTGAGCCTACGCACAGCCTGCCGTTGGCTAAGGCGGTGGTGAAGTGACGAAGTACCGCGCCATCAAGACGCCGTGCCTCGCTGGCCACGTTCACGACAGCAAGGCGGAAGCCGCGCGCTGCGATGATCTGATCGCGTTGGAAGACCTCGGGCACATCGCGGAGCTTGAGCATCAGCCCGAGTTCCGTGTCGAAATCGACGGCAAGCTGATCTGCAAATACCGGGCGGATTTCGCCTGGTGGCAGGGTGACGCTCGCATTGTCGAGGATGTGAAGGGAATGACCACTCCGGTGTTCAACCTTAAGAAGAAGCTGGTGGAGGCGACCCATCCGGGCGTCGTCATCACACTTTATCCGCCCAAGAAGCGCAAGGCTCGCAAGCCAAAGGTGAAAGCATGACGCGCAACTTTGGCCCTGGACAGGTCTATTTCATAGCGTGCACCGGCATGTCAGCAATGAAGATTGGTTTCACCCGCCAGGGGGTAGCCAACCGACTATTGGCGTTGCAAACCGGTTGCCCGCTGCCCCTGCGCACGTTCGGATACTTCCCCGGCACGATTGACGATGAGCGCCGTCTACACGCTGCGTTCGCATCTTTACGGATGCAGGGCGAATGGTTTCGGCTAGCCGGTAAGCTAATCGACCTGTCGTGCTATATTGGCGAATGCGACGATCGTGGCATCTTTGAAGATGCCGTTCACGATGCGTTGCTGCAAGGCTTCTGGCATCCGACAAACGCGCTTAGCCAAGCGGAGTACGACGCGACCGGGACCGCCAGCCCCTTTGCTGAAATGCTAGCTAACTATGTTCCGGTGGAAGCCGCGTGAGCCGCAAGGTAGCCGCGCTCGTGTACTCGAAGCAGGCCGGATCAATGGCTCGCAAGGCTGTGCTCGCCTACTTCGCAGACCGTGCGAACGACGACGGCACAGGCGTGTGGGCGGCTAAGCAGCGCATCGCTGATGAAGTTGAGTGCAGCAAGCAGACGGTCATCACGACGGTTAAGGGATTAGTTGCAGACGGTATCCTGCTTGAGACGGGCAAGCGTCCGAACGGCAACGGCTACACCGTCGAATACGCCATCAGCATCGTCGCCGTAGAAGCGCTACCGGATAGCAAGTCAGATGGGCAAGGGGTCCAAAACTGGACCGGTCAAGATTTGGACGGGTCAACCTCTTTGACTGCAAGGGGTCAAACAGCTTTACCCAAACCGTCCTTGAACCGTCCTATCCCTACGAAGGCTACGCCTTCTTCGGGGAAACGCGCGAAAGCTAGGCCGCCAGCGATGACGCTGATCCCGGCTGACTTCGCTCCGGTGATGAAGCCCGGTTCGATCACACACAGCACCGTTGATGGCTGGCCACCCGGCCGGCTGGAGGACGAGCTGGAGCATTTCGTGGATCACCACACCACGAAAGCCACGCTCAGCGCAGATTGGCAGGCCTCGTGGAGGACCTGGGTGAAGAACTCCAAGAAATGGGAACCCCGACATGGACAGGATCAACGAAACTTCCGAACCGCACAACGTGGTGGCCTTTCCGCCGACCCAACGCTCGGGGCAATGCGGGACTTCATTGGCGCTTCCCACTAGCACCGCGCCAAGCGGGGATGAGGACCGCGGCCGGTTCGCGAAGGCTATGGGACAGTGCTTGGCGCTAGTAGCCCCGAGTGGCATGGCGCAAGACGCGCGCAGGGTTTGGATGGAGGCCGCGTTCGCCGCGCTTCGTCACCTGCCAATTGATGTGATTGAGAAGGGCGCAGTGGAAGCACAGCGCACCGCTGATCACCCGAGCAAGATCGTGCCGGCCGTCATCGCGACTACTGAGCAGGTGATGGCATTTCGGCGTCGAATGAACGCCCCGCGCCCGCAGCCGTACACCGCGCAAACGCTGCCATCGCTTGGGAAGGCCCGCAGCACTGAAAACGAGTTAGACGCGATCTGCAAGCGGTTCGGCGTCGGGCGGTATTCCAAGCACGATACGCGCGACCCGAACGCACCGGCCGCGATGGGGAAGAACCCCGATCGTCAATGTCGCTCACCGACACGCGAAGATTACATCCGCTTGTTTGGCGTTGATCCGCAAGCAGCCGACGCGTGATGGATTGGCCGCTTACAGATTTCATCGTCGGCATGATTAAGACGCCGCGCGACAAGCTGGCAAAAGCGGACAGAGCAGCATTAGCACGCAAGTATTCGCTTCCCATTGAGTGGGTAAAGTTCTATATAGATAGGGAGATGGCACGTGGATAAGCTAGTCGATTTCTCGCAGCCGATTGAGGCTTACCATACTGACGGTAGTGTAGTCGCGGCAGTTGTTCGCGATGAGAGGCCGCACCCCGCGAACGGCTGCTATTGGGTGTCGAGTTCAGTGTTCTCGAATTGGGTTATGCCCGGCTGTGATCTCATCGGAAACGGCTGGCGAGTTCGTAACGTTGTTCACGCCAAGCCCTCCACCCCCTCTAATGAGGAACTAACACAGCGGATGGAGGCCTACATCCGGCGTGTTGCAGCGGATGGCTACACGCCAGGTGATATTGCGGAAGCTAGGGCGATCGTATCCGATCTACCTAAGCCAGTAGACCCGATAGACCCGGACCTCCTGATTGCCCGAGAGATCGCCAATCAAATTGAGCTTATGCGCGCGGCAGGCGACGAGGCATGTGCGCCCGATTACACCGGCGGTTTTTACGACGATCACAAAATCATTCATGCTGTTCGCAAAGGATTGGAAGCTGGCCGTACTCTAGCAGCGGGAGGCACGGCATGATGCACCGCGCGAAACAAGCCGCATTCTTCATGGCGCTGCTGGTTATGGTCATAGCCGGAAACGTCGCCGCAAACCTCATCAAGGAGTACCTTGGATGGTAGAGGGTAACGACATCTGGGAAGCGCTGTTCGGCATCTTTGAAGGCAACGTGCCCGAGCAGATGACTGAGGAAGTCTGCCAGAAGCTCGCTGACGCTCTCGCTTGGTCAGCGGGAGGCACGGCACATGAGTGACGTAGCAACGATCGCGGACGAACTCTTGCTTGCCAATCGCGGCTTGTGGCCGACTGCCGCTTGGGACGCCTTCTGCGATTGCGACGAGCTGCCTGACGGAATTGACTACAACGCGTACCTAAACTGGCTCGACAACACGCCGTTAGTCGACTTCCGCAGCGTGGACGATGATGACCTAGAGGAGCCATTCGCCGAGGAGCGCGGCATCTGTGCTGGTGGAGCGGTATTCTGTTTAACCTCGCTCGGTCTCGCTGTCCGCGCTGTCCTAATCGGCCGGCAATCCCTTACTAAGGGAGAGAACGCATGAAGCTGTGGCATCGACACAAGTGGACCGACTGGCTGGTCACTGACACCGGGACGATCATGTACTGGAATGATCGGGTTGGGTGGTATCTGGTTCAACAGAGGCACTGCCTTTCTTGCGGCAAAACCGACGTACAGGAAGTGGCGGAGTATTCGGGCGCGCCCCGGTCTTATTGCAACCGCGTTTCGGCGAATGGCCGGGCTGTTCCTCAAAAAGACGGGGTTCGCGCATGACCGAGGATAACGAACTCATCGAGATCATGGCGCGCGCGATTTACGAAGCGGGCTGGATCGGGTTTTCGCACCCGCGCCTCGGGATGCGAGAAGCTACCTGGGATGAACTTGGCGAGAGCAAAGAGCGCGAACGGACTAAGGCCCGCGCCGCTCTCACCGCATATCGTAATCACGAGGTGGAGCTGTGAACGCGCTCGGGCGTCCGTTGCGCCCGGCACCCGATGGTTTTGAGGATATGTTCGTTGCTTTAGGATGGGAGGCGAAAGACATCCTTGGCATGGACACTCCCCGCTTCAAGCGCACGCTAGGCCAGTTTGGTGATGATCTAAAACAACGACGCAGAAACTACGTGCTTGGAAAGCGACTTTCCTCCCTAAAAGTCAGCCGTGGGCGGGTGTAACTGCATTGGCGCAATGAGTGACGCCAGCAGTTTAACAAACGGCACGAAAACTCGGCGAGTGGGCGACGGTACTCCCGGCCCAGGTCGCCCGAAAGGCGTCCCCAATAAAAATACCACGCTGCTCAAGGACGCGATCCTGCAAGCTGCCACTCAGGCGGGCGGCAAGGACGGTTTAGTCGGATACTTGGTCAAGCAGGCCGATGAGAACCCACAATCGTTTCTTCCGTTGCTCGGCAAGGTGCTGCCGATGCAAGTTACTGGCGAAGACGGTGGGCCCATCCAGATCACGCGGATTGAACTTGTAGCGGTTCAGCCCGAATGACTGTGGCGCAGCTACGCCTTCCTGCAAAGCTCGTCCCGGTGTTCGAGGGCGAGGCGGATGTGCGAGGCGCGCATGGTGGGCGCGGATCAGCCAAGACGCGCTCATTTGCGCTGATGACCGCGGTACGGGCGTACAAGTGGGAGATGGAAGGCCGACAAGGTATTATCCTATGCGCGCGGCAGTTCATGAACTCTCTTGCTGACAGTTCGCTAGAAGAGATCAAGGCAGCTATCCGCGAAACGGAATGGTTAGCTCCGCACTTCGACATTGGCGAGACGTACATCCGCACCAAGTCGGGCCGGATCAGTTATTCGTTTGTGGGTCTCGCTCGCAATCTCAACAGCATCAAGTCCAAGTTTCGCATCCTGCTTGCATGGATTGATGAGGCCGAGCCGGTCACGGAAGAAGCCTGGGTTAAGCTGGTTCCTACGCTTCGCGAAGAGGACAGCGAGCTTTGGCTTACGTGGAACCCGGAGCGCAAGACCAGTGCTACCAACGCCCGCTTCCGTCACGCCAACGACAATGAGCGGACTCGTATTGTCGAGCTAAATTGGCGCGACAATCCCTGGTTCCCAGACATCCTAAACCGCGTTCGTCTGAAGGACCAGCGAGAAAGACCGGATCAATACCCGCACATCTGGGATGGCGAGTTTCTAAGCGTGGTAGAGGGCGCTTACTATGCCAAGGCAATCAATGCGGCTAAAGCGGAAGGGCGGATAGGTCGCGTCGCTGCTGATCCGCTGATGACCGTTCGCGCCGTTTGGGACATCGGCGGAACCGGTGCAAAGGCCGACGCCACCTCAATTTGGATCGTCCAATATATAGGGCGCGAAATCCGGTTTCTCGACTACTACGAGGCCGTTGGTCAGCCGCTTGCTACTCACGTCCACTGGTTGCGCGATAACGGCTACACGGCTGCTCTGTGCGTTCTCCCGCACGACGGTGCTCAGCACGACAAGATACAGCAGACGACTTACGAAGGGGCGCTGCAAGAGGCTGAGTTTTCGACGCAGGTAATCCCGAACCAAGGCGCAGGTGCAGCGATGCAGCGGGTTGAGACTGCGCGCCGGCTGTTTGCTCAGATGTGGTTTGACGAAAGGCGCTGCGCCGGTGGGCTGGAAGCGATCGGCTGGTATCATGAAAAGCGCGATGAAGAGCGCGGCATAGGGTTGGGCCCTAACCACGACTGGTCCAGCCATGGCGCTGACGCCTTCGGCCTCGCTGCGGTCGCGTACACGCCGCCCCAACAGCAGCGTTCTATCGACTACTCACAGCTATCACGGGGGATTGTCTGATGGCGATTGAGGTGCCTGACGAGTTCCTGCAATTCCTGCGCTCAGAGCAGGGGCGGGGCTATGATACGCAGCTTGAAGATGCCCGCGCAACCGCGCTCAAGTTCTACCAGGGTAAGCCCTACGGCGATGAGGTAGAGGGCCGCAGCCAAGCGGTCACGCGCGATGTCGCAGAGGTCGTGGACACGTCGCTTGTCGGCATCCTCAACACGATCCTCGCCAGCGGAAAGGCGGTAGAGTTCGAGAGCGAGCCTGAACCGCAGCTTGGTGATGATGGTGAGCCGGTTACTAAGCCCGGTGCGCCGGGTGAGGATGGCCAGCCGGCAGAGGGCGCGCCCGTCATGGTCGACTATGGCGAGGAAGCTACCGCTGCTGTCCGCTACCATTTCATGCGCAAGCAGAAGGGCTATCGCATTCTCCACGACGCGTTGAAAGCCGGCAAGCTCGAAAAGACCGGCATCGTTAAGACTTTCGCAGAGCCGCAACGCCCGTTGCATGAGCAGCGTCAGGTGCTCGTTGACGAGATGGCCGAGGACGAAGGCGGCTACAGTGTTGACGGACTGCGCGTTGTTGAGGCGATGCCTGACGAGCTTGATCCAGCGATCGTCACCGTCACGCTTGAGCTACCGCAGCCACCGCAGTTTCGTAGCAGCGCTGTGCCGAACGAGTATTTCCGCGTTTCGGCTGATGCCGATGACCTAGACGAAGCGGCATACGTCGGGGAGGTAATGCAGCGGTCGCTCAGCGATTTGGTCAAGCTGGGTTATGATCCAGTTGAGCTTGAGGGCTTGGTAGGCGGCAGCAACGGCGGTGAGCGTGTCGAGCGCACCCGTGACGCCGATCGCAGCAACGATCGTAACAGCGTCGGCTCACGCACTGGCGCGAACAAGCTGGTGTGGCTCAACGAGGAATATCCGCTCTACGACCTTAACGGCGACGGCATCGCTGAGCGCCTGTTCGTGCACCGTCTCGGCAACACCATCCTCAAGGTGATGGAGGTTGACGAGCAACCCTATTCGATCTGGTCGCCGTTCCCCGCTGCTCACCGCCTTGTAGGCGACAGCACGGCCGACAAGACGATGGACATCCAGCGTATCCGCTCGGTGCTGCTGCGCTCAGGGCTTGATAGCCTTTATCTGTCCACCGCCCCGCGCACGCTGGTGGATGAGACGGCCATGACCGTCGACACAATTGACGACCTGCTGACTGTTCGACCGGGTGGGTTGATCCGCTACAAGGGCACCGCTCCGCAGCCGCTACAGCAGCAGGACACAAGCGCGCTGGCATTCCAGGGCATGGAGATGATGAGCGCTGAGCGAGAAAGCCGCACGGGCGTCACGCGGCAGTCTCAGGGCATGAACCCCGACAGCATGAACAAGACTGCGACCGGCATGGGGATGCTCATGGCGCAGTCGCAGCAGATCGAACTCTACATCACGCGCAACTTCGCTGAGCAGCTTGTCGCCAGCATGTTCGCGAAGCTCTACCGCTTGATGCGGCGCTATGGGCAGCCATTCCGCATGAAGATTGAGGGCAAGTACCGGCAGGTTGATCCGCGCCGTTGGCCCGAAGAAATTGACATGAACATCAACGTCGGGATCGGGACTGGCAACAAGGACCAGAAGCTATCCGCTCGTGATGCGCTGTTCAACATTCAGCAGGGTATTGTGGCTGCTGGTGGGCGCATCGTTGGTGAGGAACAGGTCTACCAGAACGTCCGTGGCTTCGTGCAGGATAGCGGGCTGGGCTCGCCCTCCGACTATGTGCTGAACCCGGCTGACCTTGGGCCCGCACCGGAGAAGCAAGACCCCGAGGCGATCAAGGCGCAGGCGGAAGCTCAGACGCAACAGGCCAAGGACCAGCAGGCGCACGAATTGGCGCTGGGTCGCTTGACACTCCAGCAGCAGGAACAGGAGGCCCGCAACGAGTTGTCGGCTCGACAGCAGGAATTCGACTTTGCTGCTGCCCGCGAGCGTGAGGCGCTAAAATCTTCGCTTGAGCGCGATCGCGCCGACTTCGAGGCCGGGCTCGCTCGCGACAAGCAGGCGTTCGACATGGAGCTGGCCGTTCAGCGGCTCCAGTTCGATCAGGGCATGGCGCGTCGCAAAGCTGCGGATAGCGAAGCTGACAATGAGGAAAGCGCGCTGCCTGCACTGCGCCCAGGTGGAGACTTGGACAAGTGACCGAAGCCGACACCGCAGAGCGCATGGCAAATGCCGAGGCCGCGCGCGCTATCCTCGCTGGCAACGCACCGGCGTTCCAAGAACTTGAAGCACAGCTAACGGCTAATCTGGTGAAAGCGGCGAAGCAGGGGCGGCAGGACAAGGCCACCGATCTGCTCGGCATGGCCCTCAAGTCGCTCGACAACCTGCAATCGTATTTCACCGCGATTGTTGCTGATGGTGATGTCGCTAAGCACGCGGCCGAGCATGTCGCTGACCTGACGCGCATGTCAGCAGAGGAGCGCCGCTATGCTTCCTACTGACACTCCCGCGCCCTTCGCTGAGGCTTACGCCCGGTTGCAGGCGGCACAGAGCGACACCTCGTTCGACACCACCGCGCATCGCAACGGCTTGGCCGAGGCCGAGAAGCACCGCGATCGCCGCACCAACATCAAACGCCGACTGCCCAAGGCATATTGAGGAACATGAGCATGGACACCCAGATCGAGGCACCTGCCAATGAAGCCACCGAGCAGCCGGCAGCCCCCAGCCTCACCGACATGTACACCGATGAGCCGAAAGGCTTGCCGACCGACGAACAACCGCAGCAGAACGCCGGGACCGAAACCGATACGGATACCGAGAACACCGATGACAACACCGACGCTGTAGAGCAGCCCGAGGTAGAAGCCGACCCGATCGAAGCACCGACTTCATGGGCAAAGGACGCCAAGGAGGTATTCGCGGGTTTGCCGCGTGAGGCGCAGGAGATCATTGCTAAGCGTGAAGCCGACCGCGAGAAGTTCGTACAGGCCAAGTCCCGCGAAGCCGCAAACACGCGCAATGCTGTAGAGGGTGAAGCGCGCCAGGCGCTCTCCACTATCATGCAGAACCACCAGCAGGCGCTTGAGCAGTTCCTACCTGCTCTCCCGCAGATGCCCGACCCGCGCTTACTTGCGTCTGCCGAGCACAGAGACCTTTACTATCAGCAAAAAGCAGAGTACGATTACGCTGTTGCCCACCGAGGCCAAGTTTCGGAGCAAATCGAGCAGGCGCGTCAGCACGCGCAGGCCATTTCCCAGCATCAATTGCAGGCCGAAATACAGGCCGAACATGCGGTGCTGGAAGAAGCATTAGGGGATGAATGGTCCGATCCATCCTCGCGCGCAAAGCTCCTGACTGATCTGGAGCCCATTGCGGCGGAACTCGGATATCCCAAGGAAGTCATGGCTGAGGCCAGGGCAAACGACATCATCGCACTTCGCCGCATCCAAAAGGCTTTTCAAGCGGAAGCCCGACTGGACCAGCTGGAGAAGCAGGCCAGCAAGGCCAACAAGGCGACGATGGCCCATGTGCGCAATGCCAAGCTTCCTCCCGCAGCGAGATCAGGTGTGCAGGCAGGTATTGTGAAACCCCGCGGCACCTTGGCGACGCTCTATCCAGATGACGTTCCCCGCAATTGAGGGAGGCTAAGTCCTCCCGCGCAACGGAGGCCACATGGCTACGATCGGAAATAGTTTCCGGGGCATTATCGACCACTATGCCTCGACCAATCGCAACGGCGATGTAATCCCGGCCATTGAGGCCCTTCATCGTCTCAATCCTCTCATGCAGGACGCGCACGTCGTGGACTGCAACGACGGCAGCGGCCACATCAGTCGCATCCGCACCGGCCTTGGCGATGTCGCTTGGGGTCAGCTCTACAAAGGCATCATCCAGTCCAAGGGTACCTCCATGCAGGTGCGCGACACGACCGGCTTTGTCGAGCGTCTAGCCACGATCGACACCCGCTATTTGGAGAAGGTCAAGAACCCGGCGGCTGAGCGGGCGGACGAGGCGAACGTTGCCTTGGAAGCCATCGCGCAGGACGTGCAGGTCAACTTCTTCTACGCTGACACGGCTACCACGCCGGAGCGCTTCAAGGGCGTCGCTGCTCGCTACAACTCGATCGCCAACGGCGGTGCTGCGGCCACGCAGATCATCGACGGCGGTGGCACGGGTAGCAACAACACCTCCATGTGGATGATTGGATGGGGCCCGAGCGGCACCAGCCTCATCACTCCTGAGGGTTCGACCGCTGGTATTCAGCGCAAGGACATGGGCGTGCAGCGCGTCTATGACGAGATTAACCGGCCGTACTTCGCCAAGGAGGAGTATTTCCGCCAGGACATCGGCGTGAAGGTCTCCGACTGGCGGCATAACGTCCGTGTCGCGAACATCGACATTAACGCCGTCAAGGCGGGCACGGTCGACCTCTTCGCGCTGCTGCGGCGTGCATACTACAAGATGCAGAACCGCCGCGACACGCTGATCGAGAACACGGACGGCAATGTCACGGGCATCAAGCCAGTGATCTACATGAACCGCGATCTGCTGGAAGCGCTGGACGCTCTCAGCACAAACTCGGGTGCGTCGGATAACAAAATCCGTCTCATGCCCGAGGAACTCGCGGGCAAGGAGATCAAGGGCTATCGCGAGATGCCGATCCGCGAAACCGACGCGCTCATCAACGCCGAAGCGCGCGTTCTGTAAAGGAGGCCTGAGCACATGATCCTCGACCGTACTGGCCTTCTCTCGGAGAACCAGGCCATCACCGCCACTACGGCATCCACCAACGTCATTGACTTGGGCAACCCCGGCACGCCTTACGGCGCGTCGTCGTCGCTCAAGCGGGACATCGGACGCGGGGAGGGCCAGCCCTTCTTCGTGGGTGCCACGGAGGCATTCAACAACCTCACCTCGCTCAAGGTAGATATTCAGGTCGACACGACGGCCGCATTCAGCGCGCCTGACACGATCTGGACCAACACCTATTCGGCTGCCGATCTGGTGCCGGGTGCTCGTCACCTTGGGCCCGACTGGTTCCCGGTGGGCACCGGCAAGCAGTTTGTGCGGATGCTCTACACCGTCATCGGCACGGCTCCGACGACCGGCCGCATGACCGCCGGCACCGTCATGGCGCGTCAGACCAATAGCGGGAGGTACTAATGACTGTGCGCACCTACACGTCGCCTGAGCCCGTCTATGTCGACGGCATTTACCACAACGCCAACACGCCGTTCACGACCGCGCAGAAGCCCAATGACAACTGGGAGAAGCTGGACGCGGGCGAGAAGGTCGCAATGGAAGCGTCGGACAAGACGTTCAACGTACAGCCGGCGCTTGAGGACCTGACGCTAGACGCGCTCAAGGCACTCGCTGCCACCAAAAACGTCCAGACGACGGCCGGGGGCAAGCCGCTCAACAAGGCCGACCTGATCACCGCCATCAAGGCGGTGGACGAACCCGCGCTCTAAGCGAAAGGCTGCATCGTGGCTCTCACTCGTATTCCAACCGGGGGCTATGATGCAGCCCAAGCCGTGCCCGTCCCGAATGGACAGGTTGCATACGTCCGCGCCTTCGTTCCGGTGGACGGCAACGGGAACGCTCTGAGCGGTAACAGCTATCAGCTCGCTAGCAATCAGACGATCGCCGCAACAACGGGCACCACGCCGACCACTAGCATTCAAGGCGGCTCCTACCTCTGGGATGTGCAGTTCACCGGCACCAGCGTGACGCTGCAATCGCTCGGCTCTGACGGCGTGACGTGGCGCGATGTAGCGACCCGCACAACCTCGGGCACCACGGGCGTCGTCATCGGTCAGAATGCCTCTGTGCGGTTGTACAATTCGAACAATAACGCTGTCACTGGCGTCTATTCGAGCCTGAGTTGATGGCGCTTTCAAAGCGATACGGGATTGAGCGAGGATGGCCGCTTGGTCCGGGGCAGTATGTCGCAATTCCGACTTCGGGCGACATCCCCATCAACGCGGTCTTGTCGTCTCTCTCGAATGGCTACGTTCGCAATAGCAGCGGCGGCTATGTTCTTCGGAGCTTCACCTAATGCCTGATACGACATTCGCTCAAGAATTGAACGGTGCGGTCGCAGCGGGCTTTATAGTACCTGACTGGCTATCGCGCGGACAATCGCGGCAGCTTCCAATCGTACACGACGATTTCGATCGTCCTGATGGGACTCTGAATGGGACTGCCAGTACAACGGGTCAGGTGTGGCAGATCAGTGGGCCGGGCGCGTCAGCAGCGGAACTGCGTGACGGAGCGCTGTACGGCAGCGAAACAGCGGCTGCGTCGAACTTTTACGCAAGCCTAGACTACGGGCAGCAGATTACCTTTCAGTCAGCAATCGTGCGGTTTGAATCTCGTGGCACCGACCCGCAAACGGTCACATCGCTTGGGCCGCAGGTGGTTATCATTCCGCAAACCGCCACGCGTGCGCTGTCTGACATGCTGCACTTCCAGATATTCCGCACGGCTTGGAGTATCCAAATCCGCACCGGAGGCGGCACCTTCGACAATTTCGGCGGATCGGGCAGCTACGACATGCGGCCCGATACCGATTATGTGGCCGGTATTCAGATTGACAAGGCGAACAGCAGGTGCCGGGTGTTCATCTCTGGGCCGGGCGTTCGCGTTGATAGCGGTTGGCTCAGCGAATCCCGTATTGCGACACTCGATCTAACCTCTGCAACGTATCAAATCCAATCTGTCAGCGCGACCGACGCGTTCCGGCCGAGCTACCGCGCTGTTACGGTAGGCCCTCCTAAGAAGGGCGGGCAGCGCCTGTTTAACATGCTGTTTGGGCATCAGACCGAGGTGCGGGCCTTTGGAGGGCGCGGTGGCCGCGTGGATGTCCCGCGGTTCATCATGAACCAGGCCAGCGCGTATTACCGAGTGCTTGAGCACGCGACACTTAGCGGCAACAGCATTCAGGGTGTCCTGCATATCAACGCGTCTTCCTCGGTAGGTGCAAGCCGTTCGAGTTGGCTGATCTACGCCAAGAACGGCGCGCTACTCCGGTGCGACCAGCTATCCCACGCTGGCGATGTCATGTTTCGTGCCATCCGCTTATCGACGGAAAGCACGGGTGCGGCGATTGATATCCAGGCGAGCACTAGCGCCGCGTCATTCCCGATCACGATGGACCTATGGTTTGAGGGCGGGGCCACTCCCGGCGGGTTCGGCCTGCCGAAATATGGCGTCAATGCGCTCACTGGCCAGTCGACCGATTTTACCGTCGCGAATGCAGCGGCAACATCTGCTGTGGGAACCGCGTCGGCTAACGGCTGGTACAGTGTGGCGAGCTCTACAACGTCCGGTTCGGGTGGCTTCTCAATACACGATACATTCGAGATTGTCGGGCGTCGGAATGACGGTGCGGCACTGATCCGCATCATCGCGACCGTCTCGGCAAACGCGGGCACTTCGCTAGGCGCTACCCCAATCACGGTGCTGTCGGTGATTGGCGGCAATACGTCGATCGCAAATGCGTTGCGCGTCTCGCGAGAGACTGGCGTAGGGGTCAGGGTCGATCTGAACTGCCCCGGTGCGACCTCGGCTCCTTTGACAATCACTGTGCGCCGGATCGGCGGAGCGGCATACTCGACGCTTGGACCTGTTGCGGCTCAAGCAGCCACTCTGGTAACCGAAACGGTGCAGCTTGATCTAGTACAGGACGCAATTATCGCACCGACACTAGGCACACCACTATCGCGCCGGACGAGCTTTCTAGCATTAGCGGATGGAGGCTCTACTACCATTCCCGCAAACGTCGGGCGACTGTTCAACACGACAACCGCGACGATCGCCAGTCATACGATTGTGTTGCCTACAGGGGTGTACGATGGCCGCGAGGTGATTGTGGCTACCCGCGGCGAAATCACAGCGCTGACGGTAACGCCGGCTAGTGGGAATTCTATTGTCGGAGCACCGACGACGCTGCCAGCGAGTGGCCGGACAACACTGATATTTCAGCAGGCAAACAGCACTTGGTATCAGGCTTAGGTGTAGGAGAGCAGAGATGACGGGGCTCGCCATCACTCCCGGTGCATCGCAAGCTGACATCGACGCGGCGCTGGCGGCTCACGACCGCGAGTTCAGCGAGTATGGCGGCGGGTATATCGACTACACCGACAACGATTATGTAGCTGGTACGACGGTGGCAATGACAGCGGGTGTGCCGTGGCAGGTGACGCGCGACTTGTCGGCATCTGCTGCTAACTCACGCCTGAACCGTCCGTTCGCGGACTGGCAGCCCTGGGATAACACGGCCAAGCTGGTGAAGCCGCGCGCGCTCTATGACGTGCTGATCAACAGCAGCGATATTCGCGTGGTGCCCGATAAGGTAGGCGGTGTCCTGCGCGTGTCGTTCATGGCCGGTGCGGTCGAGCTTGGCGGCAAGAACATGGCGATCACGTCACAGCCTGGCGTTGAAGAAAAGATCAGAGTCGATTTCATCTTTCCGGTTCGCAACAGCTTCCTGACCAACGGCGCGCGCATCATGCTCATGGCCAGCGTGCCGATGACGTTGGTGGAGTTCAGCCCTGAGTTCTACCCGATGGGGTATGAGGCATGACGACGCGCGTGTGGTTCGAGAACGATGCGATCCAGATGGACGGCCTTGCGGCACAGCCCGCCCGGTCGCTCACAACGGTGCTGGACGGCGATCGTGTTCACATCTTCACGCTGAGCGGCATCCGCCTCGCACAGCTCGTCTATGGGGAATACGCGCGCAAGGATGGCAGCGGGTTCACGTCTGCTGCTGACGCCAAGGCGTACATGGATGGCGAGTTCGCCAAAGCTGTGGTTGGCCAGACTGGCGCGCAAGGCCCTGCTGGACCCAAAGGTGATACTGGAGCGACTGGCGCACAAGGCATTCAGGGCCCCGCTGGCGCAAAAGGAGATACGGGTGCTCAAGGCGCTACGGGACCGGCTGGTGCTAAGGGTGACACTGGCGCGACTGGCGCTGTTGGTCCTGCGGGGACAACTGGCGCGCAGGGGGCGAAAGGCGATACCGGCGCGACCGGCCCCCAGGGGTTAACCGGCGCAACCGGGCAGACTGGCGCAACTGGGCCA